AAAAAAAAATACGCCAGGGGTTAGCTGACGTATCTTAATTCTGCAACTAAAGTATTTATGATATCGAATGCGGGTCTAATTAATCCATATCTTTCAATTTTATCAATTTTGGATTCTCGGGTCGTTATACTTTCTATTTCATTAACCTTAAATCCATAATTGTTCTCCAGCCTTTGATATACTTCTACCCAGGCAGCAGTTATATGAATCTTAGCCAATTTACTGTAATCCAAAACTAAGTTATTCAATTCAACTCAACACTGTGCATTATTAATTGGTTGAGGTCTTAGGTATTGAACTGGAGCTATTGATTTTATTGGCTTGAATGTGGTAGGTAAGGACTGATTATTTTGATTGAGTAAGATTTGATCAAGTTTGCTGTTTAAACCAATAAAGTTGTTATCCATTTTGTCCATCCTATCAATAATAGGTTCTATAGCTCTCCTCATGGAATTAGCAAAAGCCCTTTCAAGATTTTCTAGGAACTCAATCACCCTTCTCCTAACCTGCTTAGATTCCTTTAAGAGTACTTGCTTTGCTTGGGATATAGTTAATTCAAAATAGGGATCATTTCGGTGACCTCCATTGGGTAACTCTCTAACAATCACCATATTGGAAATTTTTCCAAAACGTATTTCTTCGTCAAATTCGGATCTAATTATTTTAAGTAAATCACCGTGATTAAGGATTCTCTTAGATTCTTGTTCCCTAAAGTTATTGATTTGAATTAATAGATCAAAGCTAGATATTATAGCTTCACTTCCAAAATCCAATGTAATTAGTTGGTTTTTCATAATTTCTGTATTTTTATTTAGTTATTATAGTAATTTAGATAAACGTTCTCTTAACAATTCTCCCACACCTTTGTTATGTACTTTAAATAGTATTCTGATCCATTGAGGTCTAGTTAGTACGAACTGAGCTTGTTTTCTATTTCTAGAATCCCTATACATCTCCACTTCAACATGTTCCTCTTCTGGAGTCCCCTTCTTAAACACCTCCCATATATAGTCAGTTATTTGGTCATGGGTTTTTCCTCTCTTAGGCGTATCGTTAGCCAATTTAGCATAATAATTGATTAGCTCAGTAATTTCTAGACTAGTTAAATTTTCTTTGTTTTGGATTTTTACCTCTACTGGGTGTAACTCAAAATTAATCATAATTGTTCCATTTTTAAATTCTACTTTGCAAAGGTAAACAAATTTTTATAATGACCAAATATTTCTATGACTTTTATTTATTGCTAAATTTATAACTAAGATTGTATATTTTTCTGGTTATTTAATTATAGCTAAACTTTACCTTAACTAAAAATCCTAACATTCAATTTAAGGTACTATATATTCGATTTAAGACACTTTCTCTGTTTTCTAATATAATCATACCACTTTAGCTATTTGAATTGATTTTTGATGGGTTTATGAGAGTCATGTATTGTAACTTACTGATTTATAGACTTTAACAAAAAGTAGCCCATGTTATAAGGTATATTTAATATATTATGATAGAATTCGCTCCGTTACACTTCGCTCATGAAAATAAACTAAAAATTAGAAAAAGATGAACTAAATAGTTAAAACCTTAGAAATCAATAATTTAGCTTATCTATTTATTTAACTAATTGAAAATCAATGAAATATAAACCTACCCATGTTATAAAGAATATATAATATTATTATAGTGTCGCTTCGTTTCACTTCGCTCCAACTAAGTCTAACTTTTGAATTGATTTAATTATTTTTTTTTTAGTTAAGGAGTCGGAGCCATTGCGGCTCCTCCGATTCAACCAAGAAATAGTTATTTTTTTTTTCTGATAATTATTTTAGTTAATCTGGGGAGGCATCTGAACGAGCCTCCCAGTTGATCCAAGAAAGGGTTATATCTTTGTTCAGCTACTTCCGATACAACTCCTTTCAGTTTACCTAAGGTTTATCTAACCAACATGGGTTACTTTATTAAACTGAAAGATAAGCCGTATTTTAACCAACTTCTGCTTTCAACTAATATAAACATACCACTTAGATATAGATAATGGATTTTTGATACCTTTATGAAGCTCTACAGAAGTCTTAACTATTTTCCTCTTAACTCAACTATCCGATTCCACTTCCTTTCAATTAATTTCAAGCTCCACTAACAAACATGGGGCAGTTTTACGTTAACCCTTTATCCATCAGTGTTTCCATAGATTAACTAAATTACACCCAAAAACCTACCCCCAAATTTCAACCTAAGCCTTTTCTAATTTTCTCTTTTTCAGTCTATTTTACCTCTAATCCCTTTATTCATCGAGGTTAGCAAAGATTCTACTGATTTTCAACAACTTCTCATAGCCAAAAAATACCCCGATTTGACCACGAGTTGGAACACAAAGCCTTATATATGAGAGAAGAACTCGAAAGAAAACCAAAAACTAAAAGAGATGGCTAAAAAGAAAGGGACAGATTATATCCAAGTTGATGATTTTAGTTCTGCCTCCCTTGATGAAGTTGATCTAATTAGAGGGAGAATGAATGCAGTTGATCCAATAAAGAAGGACTCAATTACACCTATAGTTTTTACAGCAGATTCACCTTCACAATATCAATATGGAAAAGTAACTGCTGAAACCTTAGACTCAATTAAAGACCTATACGTATCCTACAACCAAAAATATGGACTGAATATAAACCTAGAAGTGGAAACAATAATGTCAAACTTCAAGAGTATAATCGATCCAAAAGAGTTACAGGTATTTGAGGTTTACTTGAGTGAGGCTTATTCCAGATTCAGATTAGTAATTTACCAGAGACTTATGATTACTATAGCTGGACTTGTAGATGAAATTAGTAAGCCTCTAGGTAATGATGTTCCGATTCAGGATAGGTATGTAATGATAGATAAACTTCTGGATTACATGACTAAGATCAACCAAGTATACGAAGAAATTAAGATAGAGCATTCAGATGTAGAGCTTCAAAGATTATCAGGAGAGATTTCTAGAGGTGATGATAAACTTAGACTTACTGGAAAAGATGAGGCAACTATGGGAGTACTAAGAAAACTGAATGAGACAATATTGAACGAGAACAAAAACTAAAATAAATAATAAAGAGCAATGGCAAAGAAAATTATCAGACATTCATATATACCAGATACGAGTGTTTACCGGAGCTCACTAGAAATAGAGGAGACTAATCAAAATAATAACAATAGTCCGACCCCTCAACCCCAAGTAATAGACGAAGAAGATAAGCTTGATTCAACAGTTTCTCTTATCAACAATAGGTTTCACTTGGATGAGTCGGTAATGATTGTTTATGACCCGATTAAAGACGATCTAATTATAGCTGCTAGGGAAGGTAACTCGGGTGGTGGATCCAATTCTCAGGTTATGCAAGAGTTGGCTAAGAAGCTGAATATAGATGGTACCAACTTAAACTATGCTGTATTTTCTTCATTCCTAGCTAACAAAGACTTTACAAATGTTGACCTATCTTATCTTAAAAATATCCTTGAGTTAAATCTATTAGCTAAGAAGGACGGTTCAGATATCGACATTGAAAAAATTAAAGAGAGACTGGGGGTTATAAATAATTCTCAACCTCCAGGAGTAACTAGAGATGAGCTTTTAGATGCAATCAGAACCCTAGCTAGTAAAAGTGGTTATGATATTGATATAGAAGTTTTAAGAAATAGATTAGGAATAGATACCACGGTTTTAGCTAAAGTTGATGCAAGTAATATTAGTGTAGATACTTGGAGATCAGTCTTAGGTATATCAGATGACTCACTAAATTTACTAATAACAAACTTCCAAGAACTAAAGAATAATTACAACTCAGGAGAAGGGATAAATGTAGATAATTGGAGAAGTAAACTAAATATTCCAGATACAACTAACCTGACTAATAGAAATGACCTAGAAACACTCAAAGGGGAAATTCAATTAGACTTAAGACAGAAAGCTGGAGTTAATGGTGAAAATATCTCAGTTACACTCTGGAAAGATAAGCTGGGTATTTCTGACATTGATAAACTAGCTAACAAGGATGCATCAGATATAGACGTTGAAGCACTTAAGAGAAGATTGAATTTAGGTCTTGAGGAGTTAGCTAAGAAAGATGGAACTGATATTGATGCTGAAAAATTAAAAGAGAGATTAGGATTAAATGAGCTTAAACAAAATGCAGAAGGGATCAATGTAACTAAGTGGAAAGAGGTTTTAAATGTAACGTCAGCACCACTAGCAGCAGATCTTAATCCAATCCTTAAAGCAACTTCTAGTGAGATCGATGTAAATGCTTGGAAGATTAAACTTGGTGTCACTACTTCTGAAATAAAAGAGCAGGCAGGTATAGAGGGAGTTCTTAAAGCTACTTCTTCAGATATCGATGTTGCCGCTTGGAAAAAGTTACTCTCTGAAGATACAGTTTCGGGAGATGATTTCGAATGATAAACTTGGAGAGAAATGGCAGAGAATAAAATAAAATATAAATTAATAAAGAAATCGGGGACATCGCCAGTAGCAGGAAGTACAGGAAATGACCCGCATACAATATACATACACCAAACCTCAGAGACAGAAGCTAAATCCCTTATCACTGACTCAAAAGGTAAGGCTATAGCTCTAGGAGGAGGGAGTTCAAGTGTTAGTTCATTAAAAGATATACTAGCTGAAGGAGACTATGCAGGTAGACCAGTTCAATTCTTTTATAGTACAGCTGATCCAAAGAAAGGGAGTAACGCAGCCGCTATTGGAGCTTATTACCCATCATACGACTTTGGATTTGGTACTTATAATGAAGAGAATGTAAAAGCTAGAACAGGATCTTACAACACATGGGTAGGATGGTCGGCTGCAGCTTCACTAACAGCAGGTAAAAATAATACTTACATAGGAGCTTTTGCAGGAAATAAACAAGTAACTGGAAATAACAATACAATCATAGGGGTAAACTCTGGGACTAACCTAACAGAGGCAACATCCTTAACAATCGTAGGGGCGGAAGCAGGAAATGGACTTCACCCTAACGCAAGAAAAGGTAAAGATGATATAACTAACATTTCGCCTATATTTGAATCTTATCTTACAGGGGGACAGAAATGGGCAGCTACAGATTTATTCAACTTTAACCAACAAGACAACACAATATCAGCCAATGCAGCATCAATCTTAATCGGTTCCAAAGCTCTACTAACAACAAATGGTACTAGGGTAGTTGGGAGTGTATTTATAGGGTGTGCTTCAGGGGCTACTACACAATATAGAAGTTATAACAATCTAGTAATCGGAAACTTCAACTACACAGCTAGAGGGGTAACTAATATGGCCAACTCTGTAGTTATAGGCCAGCACATCAATATACCTAATGGGTCTCACGATGGACTACTAGCAATTCATAACTCAAAAACAACAAGAACAGAGCTTTCACAGAGTTTGATCTACGGTAATTTCAATGAGAGATTCCTAACAATCAACGGTAAGCTTAATTTAAATACAACATATACATTAGACCTTGCAGATACATCCAGAGCTAAAGTAATGGTAATGAATCATGATGGGTCTGTGAATGTAGTACCAATGAATGCTGTAGGTGAAAAGACTGCCCCAGCTCCAGTTCCAAATGCGGTAAACAAATTAGCAGCTAAAAAGTTATCATTTGTAGGAGACTCTATAACTAACTTTGGAGACACTTCTAAGGAATATAAGACTGCTACTGGCTATACTTTCAATGATACATGGGTAGGTCAGTTATTACAACTTACAGGAGGAACTAAAGGAAGTATAGATGCTATTTCTGGTACAACAATGCAGGCTACCAAATTAACTGATGGGTCTTACTATAATGTTACTTTAGGTAGAACTGAATTATTAGCAGAGGATAGCGACTACATCTTCATCTTAATGGGAGCGAATGACCTTAGAAATGATGGAGTTGAAGGTCACAGTAATAACTTAGGTACGATCAAGCCAAAAGGAAGTCTAGGAACTTGGGATAATAATAATGTTAATTTTAGAGAGTTCACAGGAGCTTATCAATTATACCTAGAGAAGATACTTAAGAGACATGCTAAGGCAGAGGTGGTTCTTCTTACTCCATTAAAAGCGTTTAGCGAGAACTCAGAGGCAGATATAAGTGCAGTAGTAGATAAGTATGCAGATAGGGTAATTGAAATAGCAAAACTTTATGGTCTTAAATATATTGATACAAGAGAGGTAGGATTTACAAACTTCAACCACCAATTATACTATTCAGATGGACTTCACCCTAATAAAGCTGGTCATAGAAAGTTAGCTAGATTTATTACAGAGAAGATCCTTGAGTTTGGAGTGGTTTCAGGTGGAGGTACTGCAGTAGATGGATATTCTAAAGCTCAAGTTGATAGCAAAATAGAGAATATCGTAATAGGAATAAACAACCTAGCAAAAGGAACAGCTACACCTATGTTTACACCTAACTCAGCTAAATCTGGAACACCTCAAGTTTTATCAGATGCTACAGGTTACTTTGTTAGATATACACCAGCTTCAGATACACCAGTTGGAGTTTACGGATTCAATATGGGTAATTTAGAGAAGATACCAGATACTAACAAAGGTGGTTACTCTATATCAATGGACTTTAGACACTCTCACACAAGCAGCATAACAATCTGGGGTCAAAATGTACCACCTAATGTTTGGACTAGACTTAAGAGAGAGAATTGGACTAATGATACGGATTGGAGTGGATTTAATGCGAATGTACCGGGATTAGCTATAGATGTTAGAAAGTATAAGATTGAAAGAGGAACGAAAGCTACTGAATGGCAACCACACGTTTCTGAAATAAAATTAGGAGTAGATGATTATGTAATTGACAGCTGGTTCCCTTGGGGTAATAATTTAGATATTTCAAGATTAGGAGCAACAGAGCCAGATATACAAACTGTACTAATCAGAAACATACCGAATATAGATAACATTTTGGAGGTTCAAGAGTTCACAGTAGTATATGATAACAACACTATAGTAAGAACAGCTAACCCTCAAGATGCATTAATCCAAAAGAACGGAGTAAACCACCTTAGATTACCAGAGAAGGCTGATGTGTTTTCTAGAAGAGGTGTCAATCCAAAGAGAGTATACATAAAGGCAATTCTAAAGTAAGAAGATGATAGCAATTAGATCAAACAAAGAACTATTTTTCGGTGAGGCTAAGTCAGGATTTATAAGAATGGAGATAGAGGAGATCATAAACAGACCCTCTACCCAAACTTATACCCTTAGAATTGTCGATACATGTTTTAAAGAGATAGAAGAAGAAGTAGAAGTTTGGAATGAGACTGAGGGAGTAATGAAAACAGAGAAAATTAAGGATGAACGTATACAGGGACATAAAACTCGTTACGTTAGCTATTCTTATGATCAGGTTAAAATACTCGCTGAAGTTCTTAAAATAAATAAATCTAAATTCCCATCTGAAGTAGAGTACATTAACGAGCTTTTCAAATTAGGATTACTTATCGTTACGCAGAAAGAGTGTAAAGAAAGTTTAGCTGGATATGAAAACAAGGGGATGTATTTAAGTGAAGCAACAGACTGGGAACTAGAGAAATAACCCAGACTCCTCCAAAAATAGTATAATAAAATAACAGATAGGCATGCCGTTAAATAATTTTTCACATAACTACCGTCCATCGCCGACTCCACAACAACCTCAAGTACCACAACAGCCTCAACAGCCGAGTGTACCGGGGAGAGTGGATAATGACAATAAGGACTCAGTAGTATCATTAAAGAACAATAGATTCCACCTTGATGAGTCTGTTATGATCGTCTACAACCCAACAAAAGATGATCTAGAAATAAAGGCAAGAACAGGGGGAGTACAAACTATAAGCCCTTCAGTTAATCTAGTAGCAAGTAAAGTTGACGTAGATCCAAACAAAGAGGGAGTATATTATAAAAGAGTAGCAGATAAGGTAGAAGAAGTTTATGTAGTTAAAGATGGAGTTATTTATACACTTAGCATCCCAACTACAGACAATAATACTCCACAGCCAGTTCCTACTCCTACTCCACAACCAACAGAAAAGAAGGAGGTAGAGCTTATTACTTCAGAGTCACAGGTTAGTCTTGCTGATACTAGTGATAAGGTATATTTTCTATTAGATGCAGTTTCACATTCAATTAAGAAGATTATAGCTGTATTAGGCGGACATAGATTTGATCATACAATTACTGCACCAGAACCTCCAAAAGAGACTGTGTTTATAGTGAATAGTAAAGATGAAATCGACAGAGCTAAGGACGGTACATATTACGTTAAAAATGAACAGGGAGATTTGACTGAGATATATGTAGTAAAGAACACTCAGCTTATCACATTTAAACCATCAACAATAACTAACCAAAGAATCGGAACATGGAGTATATAGTTAGCGAATTACCAAGTGTACTAGAACCAAGCTCAACTTATTTTGTTCAGTTACCAGAAGCAGGGGTTTTCAATATGTATGTAACCGATTCAACAGGTAGGGGCATACCACTAGGAACCATTGAAAGAGCTTATAAGGTAAAGAACAATTTGGGTCAACCTAGTAACGAACAAATTTTTAAGATAACGATTGATTTAGAAGAAGGAATAACAGAACTACCTGAAAAGTGGCTTCCTAATTTCCGTTCTATAAATCCAATCAACTATACAAATATTAAATTACCAAACTCACTAGTAAATCTTAAAGACTACTCACTTGAAGGGTATCCACTTACTAGATTCGAATTTCCAAATACATGGGCACAAGAAACTAGAACTTACGGGAAATATCTATTCAAGGGGTCAGCGATTTCAGAAGTACCTAGAGAGTTAGAAGGTAAACTTACAGAGGGAATGTTCATGGATAGTAAGGTGAGAGTTATACCTGCTAACACAACTGATTTCCCTAAGAATGTATTTAAAGGAGCTGAGATTACTGAAATTAGAGATGTAGCAGGAAGTTGGCATCCAGGAAGTGTGTCTCTACATCAAGGGTCATTCCATGGTAAATTCCCAGTAACAAGTATTCAAAGTGAGATTTCTATAGCAAGTTGGGAGGGAGGTTCTATTTATGCAGATATTGATACGTTTGACTTAAATAGATACTCTTCATTAAACACAACTTCACAGGCTATTTCACCGTTTGTATCAGGAAGTAAAATTAAGAGATATGTTACAAGTACTATTTCTAACTCTTACACAGATGAACAAACAAAAGGGGCAGAGATTGAATTACTAGATCTTAGCGGTTCTCATTCAATTAACTTAGAGAATGCTCAGACTAAACCAGCTCTACAAAACGTTAAGAAGGTTAAATTCCCGACTACAATGACAGAGTATCCAGACTTTAGTTCAGTAGCGAATTTTAACTCAGGAATTATTTATGATGTTGAGAAGAGTGATTTAGAGAGAATTACAAAGATAGATACTAATAACGGTAGATTTGATTTTACAGGAAGCTTAGAATTGCCATCTACATTCCCAGGAGTTAGTATAGGGAATTACGGTAAAATCACAGAGCTTACAGTAACTAATGAGTCTCAAGTAGAAAAGATGTTCATGTACTCAAGTGATACTGTAATAAACGAACTTCCACTAGAGAATATTAATGTTAAAACTACAGGGACTACTACATCAAGTGCGGATATTTTATTACTCCAAACTACTACTTATAAATTAACAACTCCAAATGAACTTACGAGAAAGATTAAGAAGATCACTGGAACGGTTAATTTAAGTAAAGATACAATTCCAAGTCAATCATTTACAGAAGATCTTTCAAGTCACCCACTAGATGAATCGATTAATATAGATGGACTTAAGTTTATAGTTAAAGACAATAGTCCAGCTGCAGGTTCAGTAGATAGATTGATAGAGTTCTTCCAAAGAGATAGTAATGTAGGTAAACTATTAGATGCTAGTGAAACGGGAGGTAAGATAGTTTTTGGTGCAGGAGGCTCATTCTATAATCTACCTAACCCTACTATTACAGATAAGCTTCTTAAGGAAATCAATGAGTCTACTACAATCACTAGGGTTGAAATATTCCCTCAATCTTCTGACAGCAGTGATTTGCATTACCAATATTCCGTAATCGCAGGACTCTTAGAAGGTGTAAAATACGCTAATTTATCCCTCGCAACCACTGGAGAATTTAGAGGAAGAGGAGTTGATTCTAACCAGGGAGGAAGTCTTCTATCTAAAGCAGCGGAGGCTAATTACAACGCAGGAAAACTGAAACTTCACTTACCTGACTACACAATAACTTATAATCAACTTAAGAACTTTACTACATTATTCCATAAGGGAGAAGTATCTAGTAGTACGGATTTAACTATCACAGCAGGTAGAATGTTTGCTAAAGAATCTACTGACGGATCTAAGAATAACCTTATGCCGATTAGTAGTATTAGTATTGCCTTGCCTAATTATGTGGGAATTGAAAACTTATCACTTAAGGAAGATGAAGATTGGAGTGGGTTAACTAGAATAGAAGTAACTGCAGGGAATAGCTCAGATTTTACTGGATTGTTTAATTATATAAATTCTGCCCCAGCTAATCTTAACTCTATCACACTTCAAATAGATACAACTAAACAAGATCACTATGGAGATAACAATGCTGAGTTAAAGGTTAAACTACCAGCTTGGGTTACTTCCGATAAGATTGAGGATATTGGATTTACAGGATCAACGCCTAAGGGTAAAATGGAGCTTACTCTAGAATATCCAGGAGTGCTTGAATTCTCTAAGTTTAAATTTAAGGGAAATCAAAATGACGTAATTAAAGTTCCAGCTGACCAAGTTGAGAATTATAAAGCTGCTTCAGGATGGTCTACGATGGCTAACAAAATACAAGCAATCTAAAATGATAAAGAGATTAATAAGCGGACCAATAGCTTTACTTGCATCCATAGTTATAGCTACAATACTTTTACCTGTAGGATTTATTTACACTATAGGGAAGTATGCTAAGGAGTGTAAAATTAATCCGTTTCTAACCATGCTTAAGAATTTTGGACTCAGTATACTTTTCGTGATATCTTATTTATGCATGAGAGTAGCTGTAGCTATAGATATCTTAGGTAATGTAATAGCAGGGGAATTCCTAGAAGACTTTATAACCTCTAAGGAAGACACCCTATTTTCAAAACCCGACATCACTATCTCATCTTCAACAGGTGCTTTAGAGGTAGAGGGAGAATTGAATAAGACTGGTAATTGGTTCTCTAAAATATTAAGTAAAGTTCTAGGTGAAGATAACCACGCTATACTCTCTTACGCTCACTATTTAGAGTCAAAGAAGTTAGATGCTAGAATTGAAAACTTAACTAGAGAAGAACTGATAGAACTGGTTAAAAATTTGAAAAACGAAAATTAAACCCAGGAGTACAATGAGACGAAAGATTTTATTCAGAGGTAGTAAGTACTTCGCAGAGATGATCGATAATACTAAGAAATCAGACGGAGGTAATATCACGATCAAAACACTAGAGGGTAGAGTCGAAGCTGAGGGACTTAAGTATTTTAATTGGTACTTTGATGGGAATCTTTCAGTAATAGAGTATAACGGTCTTCCTAAACTTTATAAAGAGGGAATACCACACCAAATGACTCTAGAACTCTGGGATAGTAAATTAGCTAAGGTAACTGACCCTAGAGAAGCTTTAGATGTATTCTTAGGTTATTCTCCAACACGTGAGCCAGAAGGATTAAATGCACGTTACGAGGATAGACAAAGACTCATCAGACAGCTTGACAAGGGTATGGACTTAGAAGATATTAAAGCTGACAATATAGAAAGGGAGAAAAAAGAGGAAGAAGCTAAGGCAATGGAGGAACAACAGCAACAAGGTCCGCCACCAGGAGAAGAGGGTTATCCGCCAGAAGAAGAATATCAAGAAGAAGGAGGAGAACCAATGCCGCCACAGGGAGAGGGAGAGGAACAGCCGTCAGAAGGAGAAGAGACAAGACCACAATCATTATATTTGAAAAGGGTAGACAGCATAGGAGATGGCAGAGAACTTTTCGAGTATCCAGACGGGGCACAAATCATACTAGGGCCAGAGACATTTGTTCCAGTTGTAAATTATAATAACCAATCCTCAAATATAAAACCTAATCATAACAGCTTAATTAAAGAACTCAGAAAAATCTATAAGGATGCAGACTTCACTTTCACGAGCTTGTTTGACATTAATGCAATAGAGGTAAGAGGAGAGTCTGTAGCAGATTATCAAGAGGAAATTTTAGAAACAATAGAGGAACTAGATCCAGGTTTAGAACCATACGTATCGACGTTATTAACAGATACACTGGTTATTAGACTTACAAACGATGTTATAGAATTCTAAAGTTAAACAATAAAGTGACAGCAGGGGTTCGCCCCTCGTTGTCCAATATGTAAATGAATAGAGCTTATGGGAATATCAAACCACCCAGCAAGAAGTAAGAAGCCTGAAGACGAGCATTTAACAGATGAAGAACTAAGGGCTAAATATGGAGGATGGCTAAACGACCCTTTCTCTAACGATGATGTAACAGATGAGATGAAAGCATTAGCTAAGATACTCGGTTACAGAAAACTACCACCTAAGATCAGCACCTATTTAATGGATAATGACTACTTAGGGCTTAAAGAAACCGGGATGTCAGGTAAGGCTTTATACCCAGCGTGGATGCCAGTACTTGAAGATATATTCCCAACAAGATTACACATTGGACACCCTATAGTTACACTTTCATGTGCCTTAGGTTGCGGGAAGTCTACGGTTTCAACTATTATGATGTCGTATGTAGAGTGTAGAATAAACCACCTAGATAACCAAGATTTTATAAGGGGGATGACTGGTAAGGAGATGGTTATGGGGCTGGTTCACACAAAGATGGAGAAAACAATATCCGACTTTAAAGAACCACTAGCAACTATCAAAGAACAATCACCTTACTGGAAATCTGGAATGGTATCGCACAATATACTAGACTACAAGATTGGTGGGGAGAGAAACATTAAATCAATTCTAGGGGGTGACCTTATTTGTGCAGTACTTTCGGAGGTAAACTTCTGGGATAACTACGCTAGAGCTAAAGGTGCCATTGAATCACTAATAGGAAGGGTTACCGGGCGTTTTGGTCATGTTAGAAAATACTTCACTTTAATCGTACTCGACTCATCACCATCAGAATCAGGAGTATCAGTAGTTAACGACTTTCTATCCACAAACCCTGATATTTATAATGTAGAGATGAGCGAGTGGAAAGCTAAGGAGCATTTACCAGGACGTTATTTTGTTGAGGGAGAGTTTTATGTTTACTGCGGAGACCAGATGAATGACCCTTTTGTGTTTCCAGATAGCTTTAAACCAGAAAACCTTGACCCTAAATTCGATAAAGATAAAGTCATAAGAGTACCTGAAGAGCTTAGAGTACCTTTCATGAATAACACCGCAAAAGCTTTAAGAGACCACGCAGGAGTTACACATGAGCTTGGAGGAGGATATTTCTTTAAGGACAAATCTAAGTTATCTACAGTATTCAACCTGCCTCACCTAAATAAAGACGTTATAGAAGTAGACTTTTACGATAATGAGGACAGGATATATTCACAACTTGACACCTCACTATCTAGAATACCAAAAAATAAAGTAGTATATGTAGGACTCGACTTAGCAACTTCAAATGACTTAGCGGGTATAGCGATTGGATATTTTGACGAGTATATTTACCCTTTCCCTAATAACCCTAAGATGAAAGAGCCTACATTTATAATTAATACAGTATGCGGGATAGGAAGAAAACCAGGACAGGAAACTTCACTCGCTAAAATAAAAGACCTGATAATGGAGCTTAACAAAAACTATGAGATTGGAGGAGTAAGTTGTGACCAGTTTCAAAGTAAGCTATTAATGCAGGAATTAGAACACTTAAAAATACCGACAAAATACATTTCACTAGACAGAACAGATGTAGGGTATAACAACTTAAAGAACACAATTTACACTAATAGAATAAAGATACCAAGCTCTAAGTGGCTGAAGAATGAACTAACCTACTTACAATATATAGACGGGAAGATAGACCACATTTCTAACGCTAATTCAGGAGGTTCAACAGTAGCTGGAGGCGGTAAATTTAGTAAAGACCTTGCTGATGCCGTAGCTTCTTGTCTTCTTAATATGTCAGAGGATTTGGAACATGCAGCGTCACTATCACTTAAATCATCCATGGGCAGACAGATAGATATGCTCCAAGGGTTATATGCAAAAGATAGTGTTCAGGAAGATAAAGCTAGAGCAGCGCAAGTAAGTTTGATGCAGAATATATTTTAGAGATATGATAGAAGTAACAATTAAAGCTAAGAGAGATAGTGGATTTAAGCTACACTCTAAAAGCTTCACAAAGGTATTCTCTAATGATGATAATTCCGTACAATACACTTTCAGAATAGATGATAACAACAAAGAAGAAACGGTTAGAATGCTTTCCGATTCCCTTGGGTTAGACTTCCATCCAAAGAAAGAGTGTATGGTGATATTACATGACGAGATTGCCGATTCACCAGATGACGTCAAAGATAGTTATAATAGATTGATGTCAAAATTAGAGGAATACGGATATTAATATGGAGTTCAAAAAATACACAGACGAAGAGATAACCGAGCTTTTAGATAGCGGAGAAGCAAAGGTTGAAGACAGAAGATTTTCCTCTAACGTTGACTCTGAGACTGAAATGAGACGAATCCTTAAGAGTGAAGACTTTGAAGAAAACGAAGCAGAGACAAGAGAATTTGCCAGTGTAAACTTAAATATGAAGGCGATTATTGGATACATGAGCATGGACGTTAAGAATCAGTTTAGGTTCCTCATGATGTCCGTTAGAAAGTATGTTAGAAGCCTTAAACCAGATACAGCACAGAGCGAAATTAATACAGTTGTCACATATGTTTCTTCAGAGCTAACTAGGATGATAATGCTCGCTAAGAGTCAGATGTCACAATCAGGAGGAAATTTAAACACTATTCTGGGACTTTCAAGAGCGGGTTCAGGAGAGATTACTAGAATAGGTATGCAACTTTCAAAATTAATCAATAAGGCTAATCACGGATCAAATGGAGTCCTGCCACGAAACCTCACATCTCAAATCCAACAATACTACACTTTATTAGTTAATGCGATACTTGAGAAATTAGGAATAGATAAGTTACAAAGAGGAGGAGGACAACCTATAGTAAGTGGACAGCTACAAGATAGAGTTATTCTACAGTCTTTATTAGAAGGGGACAACTTACCAGAAGAGGATAATGCTATAGTGGTAATTGATGAACCGAAGAAACCAGCAAAAGTAGTAGGAATAGATGAGACTACAGAGTTTTACATTAACGACCTCGACAGTGATGATTTAGATGTAGTAGAGGAGTTTATTGAGAATTTAGATGTAGGAGCCTATTCAATGGATTATGACAACGGGCTTCTTAAGGTATCATTCTTTGACGCTATGCCTGAGGAAAAGTTAAACCTATTCAAAAGATTCGTAGAGGACAGTGAAAATTAAATAACAAATTAAGTAAAATATTAAAACAAACCATTATAATGAGTAAATACATGAAAAGATACTTCAGTGAGTTGAATGACGGTACGGTTATCATCCCAGCTGAAAATATCTCTGCAGATCAGTTAGAGGATATCATTGATGAGGCTGCAGATAGAGTAGAAGAAGAAACAGGTTCAAGAGAGTTTGCTTCTTTATATAGAGATAACTTCGCAATGAGACTATTCTCTGAAATCGAAGAAAAAGCTAATGAAGGAGGGGAAGTTGATATCGATGCTGCTGCTGAAGATGCACTAGAAGATACAGCTGCTCAAGTTGAAGAGGCTGAAGAAGCTGAAACTAAAGCTCAATCTTTATACTTAGCTGGAATTGAAGCAGGTAGAAGAATGTTCGCTGAAGAATTAGAAGATATTGAAGGAGATATCGAAGAGGAGCAAGAAGAAGTTAAACAACAAGCTTACTTAGCAGGAATCGAGGCTGGTAGAAGAATGTTCTCTGAGGATTTAGATGATGTTCTTGAAGGTGATGTTGATGGAGACGAAGATGAAGTAGAAGCTGTGGTTGTTCAATCTAAACTTGCTAACACTTACTGGAATGTATGGACTAGAACTTTCTCTGATGCTAAGGCTGAAGGTGCTTCTGACCAAGAGGCTGCTGCTGAGGCTACTGAAGAGGCTTCTCTAGCTACTGACATTGCTGATGAAACAAGTGAAGACGAAGAAGCTGAAACTAAAGTACAATCTTTGTTTAACGCTAACCCATACCTAGGAGCATTCGTAAGAGCGTTCTCTGAGGCTAAAGAAGAGGGAGCTAATGACGAAGAAGCTACAGTAGAGGCTGCAAAAGCTGCACTTGACGAAGCTGGAGTTCCTAACGCAGAAGTTGCTGATGAAGAAGTAGAGGCTGTTAAAGTTCAATCTTACATTAGAGCGTTCTCAGATGCAGGACTTGAGTTCACAGGAGAAGATTTAGCTGACTTGGATCCAGAATTAGGAGGTCAAGAATTGTTAGATTTCCACCAAGAGACTGAAGATAAAGCTGAGGAAATCGCTGCTAACGTAAACGAATTGTTGGATGAAAATGGTTTTAGATTAGAGCCAAAAGCTGACGTTTCAGGGATTAATGAATTGATTTAATAATAGAAAATATAGATTAGAATACAGACATGAGATTCGGAATTAATACAAATACAAATACA